AAGGCAACAGTTTATCATCATCTCTCTTTTTAAATGTAGAAGGATATCCTTCCCAGTCATCTTTCTTATGAATTTTTCCTGTTGGTGTTTCTTTAGTCTCTTCTTTAACATGAGACTTAACATCATTGGCCAATTGTTTCTTAGTTGCTTTAATAATACCAGAGAAACGCTTATTACCTTTAGCGTAATCACCAGCTTTATCTGCAGCAGATGCCTGATCACCAGCAGCTTTCTTATAACGTGCCAATAGTTCAGATGATACTTCTGAGAGTTCATTCGCTTCCGCCATGCTCTGCATTCTATCTAAGAATGACTTGGCCAACTTTTTAGACTTTGCGCCATGTTCTTTTGATGATGCAGTGGCAATATGCTGTGCAGTATTCTCATGACCACCTTCTAATTCGTATGAGCCTTTTTGTTCGCCTAGATGATATTTAATTTTACGACGACGTAGATTATCCTGACCACCTGGAGATACTAGAGTGTGACCAACTTCTTTCCTGTCCATGTCTTTGGTATCAAAGTCAGCATCAATATCTGAATCATTTTGTTTTTCAACATCAGCGTCAGGTTCATCACCAACTGGTTCTGGTTCTACTTCTCTATTGTAGATGTTCTTAGTAAAATCAGTAAATGTAATCGGTAGTTTGCCTTGCGCTTTAGCTTTCTTTTCAATCTTTTTGATAACTTTTGGAGCATCAACTGGTGTATCAATTTGGCTAGTGCCATTTGGTTGAACAACACCTTCCTTTAGTTTTGAAGGAACTAAATTGTTATCATATTCGATTCCAACTTCAGCAGCTAGACGTAGCATTTTGTTTATAATGTTTAAAGATTCTGGATTAAGAGTCTTAGAACGAACTTTACGAAGAGCAATATTAACTAGATTCTCTGGATTTGAAGATGATTCAGCATTTTCAACACCAAGCATAGTTGCAATAATACGAGCAACTTTAATCTTATCAGTCACCTTGATTGTCTTATCTGTTAATTCTTCGTTCATTTCTTTTTCTTCCGTAGGTTGAACATCATGAATCCATTTGGATACTAGAGCACCCGAACTTTCTTTCAACAATAAATGATTTGATCCACGTTTGGCGATTGTGTACTTTACACCATCAGACTCAACGATGTCTCCAACATTAAAAACCTCACCACGAAAATAGTCATCTCGTAGTTTGTCTTTAACTAAGACGATCTGTTCTTTAACAGAGTCAAGTCCCATAGTCTCACGCATGTCATTCATTAGACGACGTGCATCAAGTTCACGAATTGTGCTAGGTAGTTTCTTTCTAAACTCTTCGTAAATACCTTTAGTTGCATATGACTTCATCTTAGAGTCAAGTGCATCTGGATCTTTTTCTGCGATTGAAATAACCTCAATGTTAGTATATTCTTTTAAGACTTTCTTTAAGTCTGTGCTATGCTCGCTACCTGCTACAACTACAATATTTTTGTAGCGTTCAGATAGAGATTTAATAGAAGAAACCTTGGACTCGCTTAACTTAAACTTAGTCTTCGGGAACATCAGTTTAAGATACTGAGACTTCTTTTCTTCTACTAGGGAATTATTCTTAGATGGGGATGTGAAGATTACGTGGTCAGAGTTTCTTTGCTCTGCCAGTTTATTGACTGTCTTAACTAATAGTTCATGTCCTGTAGTTGGAGGATTAAATTCTCCGAAGGCACAGACGATAGTTCTTGACGGTAGTTCTTTGATTAACTGTCTATAATCTTTCATTTTATCCATCTATAAAGTAGGTTTACCTATTATTTAGGAATAATTATTTGTGACCCATTGACTTGCGAAGGTCATTATAAAGAGCTTCTTTATGTTGAGGTTTCATATTACTTGGAAGATTCTTATGGAACTCATCTTTGTTTCCATTGGCTGCATGGGCTCTCATCTTGGATGCAGAGATACCCGATACACCTTCGTCGTCTGGATCTCGCTCACCAGATGAATGTACAGTAATAGACTTAAAGTTATAATGACCATGTTTAGAAGGAACATTATTATATTGATGTAGTAGATCATGAGTTGCTTTCTCACGATCAGAACCAACAACCATATGTAAATGCTCTACACCAGCTGCATGCATCTTAGCTGCATGGTGTAACATAGTTTCACCTTTCTTTGCAACTACAATATTAGTTCCAGGGAATGCATTCTTAGCATGCTTACCTTTTGACTCAGGAGAAAGAGGATTCTTATTAGCTTTCTTTTCCTTTGGTGTAGTATCATGCGAGCCAGAAAGAACAACATCATGTGATGCGCCATGTTTCTTTGCGATCTCATGGACTTTGTTAACAACTTTCTCATGTCCAGCAGTCGGTGGATTCATACGACCGAATGTCATAACTCCATGTTTCTCTGAACCATGACCTTCTTTGTCTTTAGCTTCATTGATGTATTCAATTAACGATTTCATTTCTTTGTAACCTTTAGTAAGTTAGCCTTAGCAAATTCGGCACGATTAACTAATTTATCTGGCTGAGAAACACCAACATGTCTATGATGAACCACGAAACCTTCTGGCTTCGATTCCTTATCACCAATGCTATGTGTGTACCCACCCTCGTGAGTTTCAAGATGTTTCACCAGTGTATTCTTAGCCTGTGCTAAGTGATGATGCATATTCAATAGATTTTCATAGTGAGATTTATTCTTCTCTATATGAGCCACCTGACTCGCACCCTCTGCTTTATGTTTTTGTTGACCAGCTTCTGACTTTAATTTAGCAGCTTTCTTTTCGTACTGAGAAGCCACATGCTGTTGGAATCCTTTAGCAGTTGGTACGCTATCTGTTCTAACAGTGGAGTTGATATAAGAAGCTAGGTGACCAGAATCACCTTTGTGTTCTGGATGAACCGCATTATACATTTTAGTTCCATGAGTGTCATGGATATCTTTTGCTGCAGCCATGTGTTTCTGGAATTTAGCCTGTGCAGCTGCAGGGTAGCTAACCTTACTTGTGTCATGACTTGCATCATGGTGATAAACATCTGGGTGTTGACCGAAGTCAGAATGACCAACATCATGATGTGCTCTCATTGAATTGAAATCTTTACCCTGATATTTGGTATGAACTACAACACCAAATTTAGACTTTGCAATTTTCTTCGCCTGTTCACCACTAGCTTTATATGTGATAGTGTTTGGAGTAAAAGTAGCAGTTCCAGCTTTCTTATCGTGCTTCACATCACCTTCAGAGTGCATAATATCACCTTGATAGACTCCAGACTTTGGAGCAACTTTAGGTAGATGTTGTAATGCAGCTTTGAGTTTAGTGACAAGACCTGGAGCATGTCCATGATTTATCTCGATATCTTTAGCAGTATAATTGATCTTTGGATCTTTGTTAAAAGCAGACTTAGTTGCTACAAAGAATTTCTTGGTATCTGGGTGGTGACCGAACACAACTGATGGAGATCCATCATACTTCATACTAAGATTACTATTACTGGAACCAGATTTTATGTGTTCATGTGCTTGAGTCAATGAACCATGAGCACGTTCAAAGCCAGAATGACCATGCATCAATGGACGATCTTCTGGATGAGTGATGTGTTTTAATTTATCTCCATCTGAACCATGACCCTGTGCATCTTTTTCTTCTTTTAAAAATTCTTTAAATTGTAACATAGTATCCTTACTTTATAATCTTTACTGATCCATCTGGCATTGCAAAAAATGCTTGAAATGTTATATCAGAAAATTCTTTTTGTAGTTTTAGAAATTCTCTAAGATTACTCATGGAGTCATCAAATAATCTAACTTTATTATACTGATCTGTTTTTAAATATTTTCTTATAATAATAGTTTTTTTAATAGCAGGCACTTCATTACCTTCAAGTTCACCAGCACGTTCAACATAAACTCTATCTATATCAAAGTTATGTTTACGAAATGTATCTAAAAACTTTTTACGATTATCAAAATTAGATCTTGCTGTTAAAATAATAACTCTACTTAATGGATGTAATTCTGATTTAACCAACATCGTTCTTGCCTTTAATAACATTCTATTAATTGGTTCACTTTCGTGGTAAAATTTAGAGGCATCTTTAAACTCAGAAAAATTAAATTCTTCTCCTGTCTTCAATTTATAATTATTGAACTCTTGATTAGTAAGTTTCTTTAATAACTTACCATCTTTCATCACAGCAATCTGAGCAGTTGTATGAAATAGGGTATCATCAATATCAAATATTGATAAAGATCCCTTACTTTCTTCTTTTAAATATTCTTTGAAACTTTTTATCATATACCTATTATACCCTAAATTGCAACCTATGTCAACAATAACCCTACAAAGTTGAGGGGATTATAACATAGAGAATTTGATACCTGTATTATCAGAGTCCTTTGCATTAGCCCCATACGCAAATTTAAAACTAGCTTTTGAAAATAACTTCTTAGTAAATTGCATAGTTTCCCCAACGAAGTTTAAATAAACCTGTTCGGTCTTCATTTGCTGACTAATGTTATTTAATATAGTTTGGTATATGGGTTGTTTATTCATATAATCAACCAATGCATAACCAGATGGAGCCATTACTAATGAATAATATTTCTTATAAGACGCACCAGCAAATACGACAGCAATAGAATCTGGGCTAGCATTCTTCCCCAATTCATCATAGAATGGTTTATATGTTTTCATAAACTCATCAATACGACCTTTGGCTGTTTTATTTTTAGTGGCAATCTTCTGTATGTGAGCAGAGATATCGGCAATAGTAAATGATGGTTTACCGATAATCTTTTTAAGAACAACATATGCTGGATGTTTAATAGTTTTCATCGCAGCTAGAATTTTGGTGGATGTATTTGAGTTACTATCTGCCAGTGCTTTAAGTACATCAATAGCTGCTTTCTCTGCAGCAGTTGGTGTTTTATAAACCACATCTAAGTTATCAACAATTGCACCAATTGATGGAGCAGCACCAGCTTCAAACTTAGCTGATATGTTTGAAGGAACAACCTTTGATCCAACTTTCTTTGTGACAACAAAGTCAACCAATGCTTCGTTACTTATTTCTGAAAAATAACATTGTTGCCATGTTGAAGCGAATGCTTGAGTGACATACCATCTCATTGATAATACTTCACCGAAGTCTTTACCAATAGCTTGTTTGTCTTGAGGCTTAACTGTTGCAAAAGATTTCTTTGCAGCGATAGACATTGGTATATTGTCTTTGTTTGTTGATTTATTAGCTACAACAGACTTATATAATTCTGTTATTGTAGTCTTAATATCATTTGGTACTGTGGTGTTTGCTTTGATACCTTTTAATACAGCAGTATCAAAAGTGTCCAATGAATCAAAACGACTAGACGTTAAATTGAATTTCTCTGGTGCTAGGTCTTTCGTCTTTAGTGTACCCTTTTCTGTGAAGGTGTTGACGATAAAGAATGTCTCTCCAGTAGAGCATGGTCCACTGGATGCAGTTATTTTAATTAGCTTGGCTTTGTACTTACCTGAGATTGCTTTCTCTTCAGTAGTGGATAGATCAGAGATCGTACCTTTAAGACCAACAGAATTTAATAGGTCTTCGAGAGAAGTCGGTGATGCTACCTCAACTGCTTTGATTTCAGTCTGGTATCTAGATGTTTTTACTGCTACCTTCACACCCTTACTAGCAAGGTATGTGGAGACTTTCTTAGCAGTATCTCCAAGTTTCTTAAAATCGTAACCCATTTGAATCCATTAGTAAAATTGTCTACTATTTAGGATTTGTATTTACGATCCCACTTACCTATTTGTTGGATGATTTTTTGTGTAGCCACGTTGTTCTTAAAGTCATAGTTGAAAGTCTTTAAGAAGTAGTGAAGTGTAGAAGAATCACGCTTATCTTTGCAACGTGATAATAGGGTATCCAGTGCTACTCTGGGGCGATTCATTTTTAGGTCGATGTAGACACAGTGGGCGTATGCTTGAATCTCATCGAATTCCGAAAGGTACTTTCTCTCAGCATCTTTCTTCTTATGCCCGATTCTTTTGTATGGAACAACGTAATTACTCCATCGATCGTCACGACGATCGTACTGCATGAAATGGATCATCTCATGCATAAGAGTTTGTATGAATCTTTTCTTGAAGCTAAACCATGTGATATTACTAAACTTAAATGTATCGAAGTTTAGTGTATAAAGATGCATGGTACATTGACGGGATTCTGCATCATATTCACCCCCAATTGCAATATAGTTCTCGTATGTTTTATTGTTTTTGGGTTTTTTACAGAATTCTACTTTGGTGCGCCACTTTTTACAGTAGTTCGAAAGACCAGAGGCATCATTGCGATACAGATCTAGGTCTTTCCACACTTTTGCTGGAATGAGTTTGGCTCTAAATGGACGCTCTTGAAAATTGAGTATGTCCAGCCAGTCGTAGTCCAGTTTCTCTAGGAAGTTCATCGTTCCTAGAAAGCACTTTAGTTAAAGGACTTCTCCAAAAACTCCAGTACCTTCTGTTGCTCCTCTAAGTTAGTATTATTAAACTCAGTAATATAGGGCATTAATTCAAAGTTAGATAGTATATTGCTATATTTAGTTTCACGACCTTTTAGGAAAGTCTCAGACTGGTCTGAACCACGATCTTTATATCGCTGTTCCAACATTGGCTTAGGTACTTTTAGATAGACCACTTGGAAGTCCGTACTCGGTAGAGCCATTGCATACTCTAAGAAAGATTGGTTGAAGATTCGGTCACCCTCGAAAAGGATGTTGCAATTATGATTCTTGATCCATTCTTGGACGTTTGGTTGGACTGCCATCGATAGGCGATCGGTTCCAGCGAAGACTTCACCCTCTTGATACTTGCCGAGAATATAAAGATCCATCTCTTCATTATACATGGCAGATACCAGTTTAGCTGGTTCTACCTCGATCCATGTTTTACCTTCCATGAATTTACGGAACAATGTAGTCTTACCAGTTCCTGGACTTCCACCAACTGCGATTAGCTTTCTCGTTTTCATAGGTTTTGTGACTTTCGTAACAGTAGCGATATCTGTGACACCAACTCGTTCATTAAGCATTTCTAATCTCTTTAATCAATGTTTCCATTTCGTCTTTATTAAAGACCCATACTCTTCCGATGAAATGATTAACATCGGTATCCATATTTCTTTTCTTTGTGAATGACATCTTATTGAGAATCTGTGTAGTAGCAGTCTTAGCTAGGTTTTGTTTGATGTGTTCTGCATAATCAGGTTGATCAGTTTTAAGTTTCATCAATTCATGTTCTGCGACTTTATGTTCAACCACAACTTGATTCATCTCAAACTTATCTAGAATATCTTCATGCTTTTGTTGATGATTCCAGATGGCATTATTAGCAGTAATAACACCATCACCAATACCACCACTACCAGTAGTGATAGGAAGCCATGAATTTCCAGTCATAACTTTTAGTGTATCCATACTAGGATCATACTGGGGATTTACATCAACCCCTGCTCCTGGTAAAGTTGTAGTTGTAGTTGTAATACTCATATAAAATTCTCCAATCCAGTTAATAAAGGTCTTTCGTCAGTAAACATCCACTCAAAATTTTCCATCTTACCAGTATTCATAAATGAACTAAATCTATCTTTATCAATACCTCTTCGATGATCCAATCTCAAATCAATAGTTTCTTCACGTGATTGCCATAGAACATCCCAGTCGATACCGTACCATCCATCTTTCTCACACTGCTGAATTTCCTCAGCCTGTCTATCCAGATAGTAACCAAGATATCTTCCATGGTGTGCTCTAAAGATTTTCTTGAATGAACATAGGCAGGTTTCCATTGTAAAGAAATCAATCTGATCCTTTAACTCTGGAAAACGATCTACCATCTCATCGATAATTCCATTGCTAATAGATTCAAGATTTGCATATTCTGCTCTAGAAAGTTTTCTATCATAGTCGTTATCTTGCCCGATGGCCATAAGCAACCCATTACGATGGCTACGGGAACCATCATAATCGTCAAGCATAAGAGAAGTAGGCTGTACATCAATAGCACCAGTATGCTTAAGATGCTGCATATAGAACCAAGTAGAATAACGCCCAAACTTATGAAGGTTTCCTTTAAGCGCATCCCATAAAGACTCAAAGTTTTGCTCAGGACTACCCACATAGTATGATTCGAATGCTTCACGTTGACTCCTATTACCAATAAACTTCTGATATGATGCAAACATCTCTGGCAGATGCCCCTTGTTCCACTTTGTATCTGTTTGATAGCGAAGACGTTTGTAGTTGGCAGTGTTCCATTGTGTCATACGATCTACGGTAGCTAACTCAAAGTCAGGAAACTCGTTCATCAAAATCCAAGCAGTTGGAAGATAGTACGTGTTACCATACAACCAACAGAGCCATAGCTTCTGTTCATCATTATGTTCGAATCGTTTGTTGAGATAGTTGGTAGCCCACACAGCTGGATCGCAATCATCATACTTCAATGACCATGCGTACCAACGAATGAATGCTTCTCTGCGGTTTTGTTCTAAACGATAATCCATTATAGTAAAAATTCTTCAAGTGAAGGTTGATCCATTAGTGCATCACGAAGCCATGCTTTGCCAACTGCATCAATTGCAGCCTGTGTCTTTGCTTTCTTCTTTTCACCCCAGTTATATGATTCTAAACCTTCAGAACGAAATTGATCTCGTGCTTTATATGGTGGTAGTGCTTGGAGTGGATTCACGATTGCATTGTCTCTGTAAGAAATTTGTTCGGCACGTGTAGAGAACAATAGCTGGTCACTGCGAAGTGACCCTGTTGGATCGACTGCCCAAAAAATCAGACCATTTTTATTGTGCCATGTGACTGAAGAAGGAGTGCATGAGATTTTTAGTCGTTGCATCTTTCGTTCTTCAACTGCATATTTAATCCAACAGTCCCAGCATTTACTTGCGTATCCATTTCCTTCTTTTCCTTCAAGTGTAACAATCTCGTATAGATTAGCATAACCATCACGATTGAATGTAGCAAAGATTAATGATACAACTTCACCATTTACTTCATAAGACATTGGTGGTGCTTTGTCGTAGTTATGAAAGCGATACCACAACGAATGTGCAGCCGATAAGAATTTTGTATTCTTACCAGCTGGTGAGTTTTTGATAAGGTCTTCAACCTTCGTTGAATTAACTAGGTTCATAATTTTGATAGTCTACTTCATTAGTAGCTACAACTCGTTCTAATGTCATTGTAAGATATTCATCAAATGTAACATAAGTGTTCATAGGAATTTCAGTTGTAACTCCAACTACCTTTGCACGATTAATAATGTCCTCTGTAGAGGTAATTATACATCCATTTGTTAAAGATGTCAAATACAATGGACGTTTACCGTTGCGGTATGCTCTTACTTTTCTATCGTTTGTAAGTTCAATCGCACCCATTGACATATCAGAAAACTCTTTTAATGGATCACTAGAGTGTAAGATTAACTCACTATCATTTTTAGTCATACACTTGTAACCATACAACTGTTCCCAGTTCTCTGGTAGTTCCTGTGTAATAACCCCATTGTGTACAATGGACTTTGTGCCATTTCCTAAGGGTTGATTATATTCCAAATCGCTAGTGCTATAACGACAATGACCAATAAGATATAAAATTCCATCTTCGTTCACCATATCTCTCAAGTTATCATCATGTAGATGAATAAATGCAAATTCATTGGCAGGTCTAGATTCCTTAATGGTTGCAATTTCTTTACTCCATTTTGGAAGATAAGACATACCTGTGGCATGCATTCCTCGAACCTTAGACTCAAGGAACACACGTTTAATCATTTGAAAGTCTTCCTTAGTCGGAGACTTTAATATAGCACCAATAACAGCACACATTATCCGAAAAACTCCTCTAATGCACCCACTGTAGTAGTCTTTGGTGGATGATATTTATGTAAGACTTCAGTACCAAGTTTTGATTCTAAGTACGTATGCCACTCTTCACTCTCCCACATACCAGCATCGATACCATTCCAAAGATTACGACCGACATGACCTGGATGTTCTTTATTAAGTCTACGTGATTCAACATATTCATAACGACAGTCTTCATATTCTTTGGAACCCAATTCAAGCATCTTCTCACGAAAGTATACAACCAAAGAAATTCTTTCTGCAACATCATCAAGCAGTTCAATCTGAGTATTACCATGCATAACTTCATGGTTATTAATGAGCAACAAATCTCCAGGTCTTGGATTTACTGCAACACGATACTCTGGTGCTACAAGATGACATCCACGATAGTTGCCATTATTAGTTAGTGTTAAAAGATTGGAAAGACCAGCAGTAAAATCACCAGCATCAAAGTGGCATGCAGTTCTGAACGATTTGTTTACAGTGATAGTAGTGAATGGAGTTCCAGGAACTAAGAAACGAGGGTCTAGTTTCTTTGCAGCTTCCATTTGGTTGTTATATCTCCATGGCAGTAAGTCTTTGAAACCCTGTGCCAATTGCTGTAGGAATGGAAATGACATAGCAAACTTTTGTGGCTCACGAGCAGTATAAGAAGTTGCTCGACCATATGGAAGACGTGGGTAACGATCGAACCATCCAGCGATACCAGACATCACACCATTTGCGTAGGTAGTTGCACAAACATATTTGTCAGAGATACGTTTAGCTTCAGCTATCATATCATCATTAGAAAGATTTTTAGTGGCATTGACCCAATCTTCAAAGACAAAGTTGTCTCTCTTAACTGCTTGAATACCCCAAACATTATTGCGAGTTGATGGTGCTTCTTTCTTATTCTTAAATTCTGCACGAATAGTTTCGATTGGATCATCACCATACAAATTTGCACCTGGATTTGTAAAGTAATCAATCACTGCATATTCATATTCAGTGACCCACTCACGATTACCTAATTTCTCAGCACGTGGTCCAGCAGCCATTCCTCTGTTCTGTGTTTCAGTTGCAGCTTCACGAAGTCCAATATACGCTTGGTCTTGTTGCTCTTTACTAAAATAATTTTTACGAAACTTCAAAACAATTCTCTCTTCAGAGAATGTCATCTCTGGATGTCCAGGGATTTCTGGCATATAAACATCTGTATCTTCTTCAATCAGATGATCATAATGTGACTCATCTGGGAACTGTCCCAACATATGAGTCATATCGTGTTTTTGTTTTGCTACAATTACCTTTACCATTTCTTTCTCCTAAAACTTAAATCCTTCGAATCCTTCTGCCTTTTGTCTACGACCAAAGTTACTCTTATCGAACATTGGAGTATCATCGTCTTCTTGTCCAGCGTCTGCCAATCCAGTTTGTGCTGATGCTTCTACATCATACAACTTCATCTTGGATCTATCAATTCCCACTACAAATCTCTTATAGAAACTTGGATCATTATAACGATTCTTCAACTGCTTAACAATAATCTGATTCAATCCTTCGAGTTCTTCATTACTGACCAAAGCAAACATAAAGTCAGCTGTCGCTGGCAAACCGAAAGATTCTGAAGTATCCTCAAGTCCTGGATCTGAGTTTGTGAAACCAGATCGAGTTGTTTGAGTTGCTGATACGATTGGTAAATTGTATTCAACTGCTAAACCTCGCAACTCTTCTGCGATTGCCTTGATATATGTATAAGAGTTAATACTTCCACCCTGCTTCATACGTTGGCTTGAACAGATATTCAGATAGTCAATAAAGATAATGTCTGGTTTAAACTCTCGTTTAAGTTTCAATTCTTCCAACAGTGCTCTGAAGTGACCAGCATGGGCACTGGCTGTTGGATATTCCTTGATGATCAATTTACCTTTAGTCTTATTTGTAATCTTACTGATTCTATTTTCGTAGATATCTCTGTCGATCACTTTCAGTTCATCCATAGTCAGGTTCAATAGATTTGCGTCAATACGTTCAGCAATTCTTTCTTCTGCCATCTCCATTGTTATGTATAAAACATTTAATCCCTGATTCAGACAGGCTCCAGCCACATGGCACATAAACAAAGATTTACCAACACCAGTACCAGCCAGTGCGATGTTTAGAGTTTTCTTACTCATCCCACCTTTGGTGATTTTATTGAACATCTCCAAGTCGAAAGCAACTTTCTCTTCCACCCTGTGATAAAAATCATACCTCTCATTATGGTCATCCAAGTAGTCATGACCGATATGATTATCAAATGAAACGGCAAGAGCATCAGATAGAATATTAGGAATAGCATCTTGCGTATGATGCTTGTCGTTGCCGTCAATGATTTTAATTGATGAGAGAATTGCATTATAGACCGCCCTATCTTTACAAAACTTTTCAGTGTTAGTCAACATCCAATCTTC